GACCGATGTGGAAAACGTGTTCGCCGGGGTTAATTCTTATCTGCCATTTCCATCGCTGCAGCCGATCAGCAACTTTGTCTTACCGGCACCAGCGCGCGGGCTGTACTCGGCGCGTGCGACCACCGGCGAGTGGAAGATCTACGCCGGCACCGCAACCAAGCTCTATCGCTACAGTTCGGCCGGCTGGGTGGATATCAGCCGCACCACCGGCGGCGACTATCATTTGCAGCCAGGCGACCTCTGGATGTTTGAGCAATCCGGCCCGCACATTATCGCGGTCAATGTAAACGATGTGCCACAATATGCCGTGATCGACACCGGTGCAGCATTCGAGGCGCTGCCCGGTAGCCCGCCCATGGCTACCAACGTGCGCCAGATGGGCGACTTTCTGTTTTTGTCTGGTTTGGCACAGCCGGATCAACAAAAAATTATCTGGTCGGCCATTAACGACATTACAGGATGGTCAATCGGGGTCAATTTGTGCGACGAGCAATTCTTTCCAGACGGTGGCCCGGTGCAGGGCGTCACCGGCGCCGAGATCGGCTATGTGGTGCAAGAGCGCGCGGTGCGCACCCTGCAGTTCTTGCCCGGTGATGTCACCTTTATTTTCAACTTCTCGCGCGTGCTGCACGATCGCGGCTCGGTTTCAAAATACGGCTATAGCTCGCTCGGTAACGTGCTGTATTTCGTAAGTGAGGATGGATTTTATAGCCTGACCGGTCAGCAGGTGACGCCAATCGGCAGCGACAAGGTCAACCAATGGTGGTTGGACAATTCCGACATCACTACGCGCAACGTCGTTCACTGCCTCGTGCCGGTCAACAAGCCGCGGGTGGTATGGGTTTATCGGGCATCGTCGGCCTCGCCGCGCTATGACCGGCAGATCATCTTTGATTGGAGCAACGGCCGCTGGGCGCGGGCTTCGATCGAAGCCGAGGTCTGGGCGATGCTGGCATCGCTTGGAATTGACTTGGACACTGACGACGCCAGCGACCTCCCCGACGATACATTTCTAGACAGCACCTCGCCGCCCCTCGACAGTTTTCGCTACCAGGGCGGCCGGCCAATCGTGGGCGCAATCGATGCAAACGGGCTGCTCTGCACGCTGACCGGACCCAACCTACAAGCGATCATGGAAACCGCCGAGGTACATCTTGCGCCGGGTGCACGCGCATTCATTAGCGATGTTTACGTGATCGATGACGCCATCGGCGGTGCTGGCACGGTCGCGGCCGGCACCCGCGAGCGGCTGGGCGATGCGCCGGTATTCCAGGCTAATGCCCAGATCGAAGTTACCGGCTCGGCGGCTAGCTATACCTCGGGGCGGCTGCACCGCTTTCGCCGCGTCATTCCGGCGGCGACGGTGTGGACCCATGCCGAGGGGGTGGTGGTCGAAGCGCAGCAAGATGGTAGCGTGGCGTGAGCGGGGTTGACGCTCCCGCTCCGTTTCGCATCCAGTTTGACAACGCCCGCGATCCCTACACCGCGCGCAACGCGCTTGGCATCACGTCAACCGGCGGCGGCGGTGGTGGAGCTCCGGTCGATGCCGAATATATCGTCGCGGCATCCGATCCGACCCTGACCAACGAGCGGGTGCTAACCAATACGGCGTCGGTAACTTGGGACTTTTCGACGCCGGGGCAGGCCAAGGCCAGCACCTCGGCCGGCGGCGGCAATGTCAGCAACTCGGGCACGCCCACGGTTAACCAGTACGCCCGGTGGGTTACGGCGACCACGATCCAGGGTGTTTCGGCGGCCACGGTGCTATCTGACATCAGCGCGCAGCCACTCGATGCGACGCTGACGGCACTCGCCGCCTACAACACCAACGGCCTGCTGACGCAGACCGCGGCCGATACCTTCACCGGCCGCACCATTACCGGCCCGGCGGCCGGCCTGACCGTCACCAATGGCAACGGCGTAGCCGGTAATCCAACCCTGGCGCTGGCCGATGATCTCGCCGCGCTGGAGGCGTTGACCGGTACCGACACGATCTATTACCGCTCGGGCACCTCGGCCTGGACCGCGGTAACGGTCAGCACCGGCCTATCGTTCACCGGCGGCGTTCTGACGGCGACCGGTGGCGGCGGCACGCCCGGCGGCTCCAACACTCAGGTGCAATTCAACGACAGCAGCGCATTCGGAGGTGACGCGGACCTAACGTGGAACAAGACAACAAATTTACTGACCGTAAATGGAAACATCACGATTACAGGAGGCGTCGGCAATAGCTTGCAGGCCAATGCTGCTATTCAGGGCTCCCTGTTCAGGTGCCTTGGAACTGTTGCTATTTTTGGCACTGAAACAACATCGGGCGTCGTCAATCTCCGTCCCAACACTGCTGCTAACTCTACTGGTCAGTTTCAGGTTCAATCCAGTGGTACGGTTGTAGTACTCGGCAACATCGAACTAGGGGCAACGGATACGACGCTGTCCAGGGTGTCTGCCGGAGTGGTGGCGATCGAGGGCCAGAACATCCTGACCGCGGCGACCGGGCAGCCGCTCGACGCCGATCTGACGGCCATTGCCGCACTGACCGGCACCGATACGATCTACTATCGCTCGGCGGCATCAACTTGGTCAGCAGTAACGATCGGCACCAACTTGACGTTCACCGGTGGCACCTTGTCGGCCGCCGGCGGCGGTGCCGGGAATGTCACCGTCAACGTGCAGACGTTCACGGCCTCGGGCACCTACACGCCCATCGCAAGCATGCGCTACTGCATCATCGAATGCGTGGGCGGCGGTGGCGGTGGTGGCGGCTGCGGCGATGGCACCGGCACCTCGACCGGCTCCGGTGGTGGCGGCTCCGGGGGTTATTCGCGCAAGACCGTGAACGCGGCGACCATTGGCGCCAGCCAAACGGTCACTATCGGATCGGCCGGGACGGCCGGGACGGCCGGCGGCGGCACGGGTGGAGCCGGCACCGCAACCAGCGTCGGGACGATCTGCGTTGCCAATGGTGGCGCTGGCGGTGTTGGCTCGACTGGCAATATGGGCGGCGGTGCCGGCGGCGTTATTGCCAGTGCGGTTGGCGATGTCGTTGCGGCGGGTCAGTCCGGCGTGGGCGGCATGATTATCCCCGCCGGGGGCTTCAATCCGACCGGGACCGGCGGCACTGGCGGTTCGAGCTTCTTCGGCGGCGGCGGTCGCGGCACGGGGGTGGCGGCAGGTACCTCCGCGGTCGGGGTGGCGGCGTCGAACTATGGCTCCGGCGGCGGTGGGGCGGTGAGCAACAATGCCTCGACCACGCGCGCCGGCGGCGCGGGTTCGGCCGGCTTCGTGATCATCACGGAATATCTTTAGGAGATGCAAATGGCGATGGATTACAAGACCGCGTCCGACCTGATGCATGATGCCGAATTCAACGGCCGCACGCGGATCGCTTGTCTCACCTATGCCGCCTATATCGCCGATGAGGCCATCACCGTTCCCGCGCACACAACGCGCCTGAAATGGGCGCAGAGCACGTTCGACAACAGCGAAAACGCGGTCAACGAAATCATGTCAGTTCTGATCATGGACCCCAAGGTGAAAGAATTTGGCGGCGCCATCACTGACGCCGACCTACAGAGTGCGCTCGAAACCAGCGTCAACAAAACCATCTAGGGACACATCATGCCCGGTGAAGATTATCAGTCGTGGTCAACGACGGCCGCAAGCAATGGTACTGCTGACAGTTCCATTAATTGGGCCGAGGGGCAATCGCGCGCGAGCGTTAACAATTCTTCGCGCAGCCAGATGGCAGCACATGCCAAAAACCGCAACTTGTTGAGTGGATCGATTGTCACCGGCGGTACCGCCAGCACGCAAATTTTCACATCCGGCGTTAGCTACACCACCATTCCGACCGGGCTGCATGCGGTGCTCAAGATCGGCCCCACGTTGACCAGCGTGGTGGGCACACCGACCACACTCAACATGGATGGGATCGGCGCCGTCAATATTAAAAACCAGCGCGACGAGAATGTTGAGGATGGGTTGATTGCTGGCACCTATGCCGAATTCATCTACAACGGTACCAACTGGATCTGGGTTGAAAGCGAGATCCTGGAGGTAGCCACCACCATTGCCACTACGATCGTCAACAACAACAGCACCTCGCTTATCATCAACAATACCACAATCGACACCACCAGCGGAGCGGTGGCGTTTGTGGATTTCACCGACTTGGATACGACCGAATTTCAGTACTACGAAATCGTGGTGTCGGGCTTCATGCCGGAAACGCTCGGCGCTTTTCTGGTGCTCAATGTCAGCACCGACAACGGTGTAACCTTTCCCATCGACTCGGCGCAATATAATGGGATCGAGCTGTTTCAATCCCAGGGTTATGTGCTCGAGGGTTACACCAACGCCCTAGCCTATCAGCAAAACGACAACACGTTTTTGGCATTGACCTGGGCAGTGTCGGATCAGACGGCGCAATTCCCAACCAATATCAAGCTTTCGCTGTTTGGCTTCGAGGCAGCTGTTTCGCCGGTCATCCACTGGGACAACAGCTATTATGAAAATACGGCCACGTTCGCGACCATCAGCACCGGGCGCGGATATGTCCGCAACACGACGGCGGCCAACGCTATCAGGCTATGGTGCAACGAGGGTAACATTACCAAGGCCCGGATTTCGCTGGTCGGCTACCGGCTCGCGCCGCCTACTACTCCATAGGAGCTAACATGCCCACCTATGTCAAAAAGGTCGTCAACGGCACGCTAACAACCTGCAACGCGGGAGATCAGGTCGTGCTTGCTGCCCGCGATGCCGCCGATTGGAGCAGCAATCCGGCGCCACCGGCTCTGGCCGCCACCGCGGCGGAAAAAATAGTGCGGATGGGCAGACCGTTCGGTCTTACCATTGCGGAGCTAAAGGCAGTCATCAACGGGCCCTGATGCGACTGATTCCGGTTCCAATCGATGATAAGGCGTTGCAGGACACGGCACAGCACTGGATGCCGTTTCTCCCGATGATTGCGCGGCGCACCAAGGAAACATTGGTTGAATTAATCCGCAAGGTAACGGCCAAGGAAATGCGGATCGTTCTGATATGGGACGAGGCCGCCAACAAGCCGACCGGGTTGATCGGCGTGCGACTGCATTACCGCGGTGCCGACCTGATCGGCGAGTTGCTGTGGACGGCCGGCCATGGCCGGCAACAATGGCAACACCTCTTGTCTGATCTCGAAAATCTCCTCCGCGATGCAGGAGTGAAGGAGTGCCGGCCGCTGTGCCGGCCCGGCTGGTCGAAGCTGCTAAAGCGGCACGGCTACCGCATGACACATGTGCAGATGGAAAAGGTGCTCTGATGGGCGGAAGCAGCAGTCAGCAACCGGTTACGGCGCAAACGCAGCAGACCAAAGACCCATGGGCGCCGGCGCAGCCGTATCTGCAGCAAGCCATGGGCGCCGCGCAAGCTCTGTACAACACCGATACGGGTTACCGGCCGTGGAGCGGTGCGACGCAGGCGCCGCTCAATACGGATATCACCTCCGCCATGGGCTATATGCGGGACACTCTGACCCCGGATGCGGCCCGCGGCGGCACCGAGGGCGTGCTT